AAAAAAAAGATAAGCCCAGCCCCCCATGCGTATAGCACAGGGGGCCAGGCGAATCTCAGAAGGGTTTAACCTTCATGATCAAACCGAATGCCTTCGAGCTGACGACTGCAAGTCGCTCGTACTGGAGGACGGCTACGATGCCTGCCATGGAGGTTACTGCACCGAGAATTGCGTCTTTGCTGAGCTTCTTGCTCTCGCCAAGGGCTTTGGCTTTTGCAAGAGTCTCGACATTTCGAGCAATTGTGGTGTAGTCCTCACTAGAGGGATCGTGAAGCTCGGCCTCCTTCAGAGCAGCTTCAATTGTCTGCTGAATGGGGTCAGGGTTCTTCATGGATGGGCTCCTTTCTAGGGGTTCATTATACCGCAGGTTTTTCTCGCTTAGACCTGCTTGACGTCCAGCGTCACCTTCCCGTTCCGGAGCATCTCGGCGACGCCCTGGTCGAAGGTGGCGTGGATCCCCTGGTCCTCAGACACGTGGAGGGCGCCAGAGGGCTGAGTACCCTGATACTTGGTGGAGCTCACGCCGAGAAGCACACCAAGGAAGGTGTCGATCGCAGCGATAGTTCCAGCAACCTCCGTCGGGTGAGGAAGGTGCCACAGAGCCGCCAGAGTGAGGTAGAGCGCAGAGGTAGCCGGAAGGGCGACCAGCGCAACCCACTTGAGGACGTCGTAGGACTTGTTGTTCAACTTGCTCTCCTGAAGGTGCTTAGCCATTGATTTTCCTCTTTGCCGGGGGTCTAGGGGTGGGGACTACGGGAAGATTCTTTACCTCATTTACTATCTTCTCAGCAAGCCCATTACCCCCGAACTCGGAATAGGGCTCTACAAGATACTTCATGAAGTCCTCATACTCGTCGAGGGTGAGAAATCCTCGATGAAGATAGGTCTTCCCGACATATACAATCCGGTCATGGGCCATTCCGAGCAGAAGTCTTGATGTGGCGGACTTCCGCTCACTTCGCTTCATGATCCAAGCCCACATTCCGGAGGATCCCAGAACCGACAAGAATATCGCAAGGATAATGTCAGTCAGTGGGTTAAATCCGAAGTGCTGCATGTTAACCGATCGCTAGATAGGGACGTACCCCGAGTGAGTAGTTAATCGGGGCGTGGGAGAACTGGCCAGTGGACTTCATGTACACCGCGGTCTGAGCCGATGCGCGCTCGCGAAGCCAGTATTCCTCCTCAATGTTAACAAGGGCGGGGTTGAGCCTGAAGGCGGGGAACTGGTTGTGGTGCATACCCTTGGGGAGAGGATCATTGAAGATCGACGTCCCCCAGAGCATGGCCTCATCCATGATATTGATGTGCGGGTTGTACCAGCGCCAATCCCTGACGGCACCATTCCCATCATACCCAGTAGCGACCCGAGTCCAGACACCGACCATGTTAGACCGGTTGAACAGAGACTCGGCCATACGACTAGCCTGGGTCATGGTGGACTGGTTTAGTGTCGAGTCGACGTAAGAGCGCTGGTCCGGGATAGTAGTAGACCAAGCCTCTCGGAACAGAGATCGGTCAGGGACAACCACAATATGGTTCTGGCGGAATGGAGGTTCGCCGATGTTCATGAAGTAGTTGAACGCCACGATTCGCCATGTAACACCGGAGTAAGTCCAGTAGTCACCCAGGTACAGACCAGAGAATGACCCACTTCGGATTGCCTGGAGATACGGAGACACCGAGTTACCCAGGGAGGCGCCTCGATAGATCGAGTTGTGGACACCCGCGTTCGACTCGTTCAGCATCCCATAGACTGACCCCGAGTTGGTGAACTTCTCATTGATCTGAGTGATCTTGAGTTCGGTTCCAGCGACTCGACTCTCGACGGCCTGGATACGGTCGTTCTGGTTCTTGTCGCTCACCTTGAGGTTGGCGACGTCGGTCGAGGTGTTACCGCCAGCATTAGCTAGGGCGTCCCGGACTGAGTCAAACCAGGTGTTGAACTCACCCTGGAGCTTAGCCTGGAGGGAGTCTAGATTGATAGTCGACAGAGGCCCGCTCACATAGGGCGTACGAGCGCTACCCACAAGACTGATGATGTTCTCAGCAACGATCTGCCGAGAGTTCTTGATCACCTTGATCTGCGCAAGAGCGAATGTCTGTCGGTCACCACTGTCCCCCACATTCGGGATCAGAGGGGTAACGGCAGGAGTACCCTGGACAACCTTAATCTTTGCGCCACGGACAGCCTTGGATCGGTCAACCTCGATACACACGAGATCGATACGGTCCAGGGTTGCGTGAGAACCGGTCAGCGTAACCGTCTCATCTCCCGAGTTCTCGACCCATCGGTTGTTCAGCCAAGCCTTACCCGCTCCGACATAGACGGACATGCCGTTGTTAGTGGGTCGAACACGGAACTTATCCCCCACGTTTGGAAAGATACCCGGGGAAATAATACCGTCGAATAGATCTCCAAACTGGTCGGCATCGTATGTTCGGTCACCGTTCACCGAGTTGTAGAAACCACTAGAAATGGCCATGCATTAATCCCTTTCTCGAGGAGCAATGACCTCTCCAGGGCCACCGCGAGTGAAGTCAATACGGAAGCCGTCACCATTCCACTTGGTACGAGACGACATTGAGATAGTGGGGACCTGAGAGAACCCACTACTGGACCAAGACTCAGTCATCTCGGTCAGCTGGCACTCAATTGGCTCTGCGTTGCTGCCCGAGGGGACGTAGTAGAAGATGTCGCCGACATCGAACCCAGTACGGTACTCAACGTTGGAGAAGCTGTTGATCTTACCCGAGATCATCTTGAGCGGGGTATACTTCGGGAACATGGCGTCCAGAACCCAGAAGGGATACCACACCTCGCTCAGAGATGTGATGTGCTTCCGCTGAAGATCGGTAAGCGCTTTCCAGTCCTTGATCGAGTAAGGCTTGTGTACCTGAGTATTATCCCACAAGACTTCTCGTCGAGTAATTGGATTCTCAGATCGCAGTGTGTGTGCTCGAGTGTGGGTACTACCGTCTGCAATCCACTTCAGATCCACATCGCCGGAGTCCCAGACCTCATAAATCGTACTCTTCTTGTCGACAATGGAGTCCACTGACTCGAAGTCGGAGAAGTTGTCATTCTCCTGGGCAAGTGTGATCGTATTTATGAGATGCGGTGCAGTTACGTAACAGTGAATGCCCTGATTCTCGAGCTTGATCTTGTAGAAGAGAGAATATCCGTTCGGCTTACATGCCGACAAGACGTTCTTGAACATCTCAGCGATCGGCGCTCGGTCATAGATGATCCACTTCCCGTCCTGGATCTTCTGCCCAGTGTCGTTGACGTAGGCCATCTGTGATACTCGAGTTTCTCGATGGAAGTTGAAGTTGTCGATCCTACGAGCAGCTTCTGCATCCTTACCAAGATGAGCATGGGCCAGGTTTTCAGCCGTCATCTGAGCATTGAACTGGCCGTTCTTGTCGGGCTCAATCCACTGCCTATGAGGTAGAACCCTCCACTCAAACATCGACTCGAGAGAGCGCCCGGTATACTTATGGAGGTAGACGCCATCATCCTCCTGCTTGACCGTAGCAGTCTCGATGACCATGGCGGTCGATGTATCGTCTCGAATGAATAGGTTCCCGAGACTGTACTCATATCCCGGCTGATCAGAGTAGAGCTGGAGCTCGAACTGACCGTAGTCATAAGCCCGCTCGGTCCAGTTGAGGGAGTAGAAGTTGTTCGGAACCTCAATCCACGAGTTGTAGTTATGAAGGAACGCGAAGAACAGCTGCATCAAATCCCCCTATAAAGCGTATCGTATTCCATAGAGACGTTCACGTCGTCAACGCCTCCAGCATACTGAAGGGCGATCGTGTTGATTCCTGGGTGCATCTGAATCCAGGTACTCCCTGGGGCCAGAACACCAGTGATGTAGGACTTCCTTCCTCGAGCCTGGTGAGTAATTGACTTCTTACCGGGACGAGTGTCCACCACAATACTCTCTCCGGCATAGAAGTTTCCAGCTCGAGAGATAGACATTGTCTCGTTGAAGGTTGTGTTGCTCAGGATAAGGTTACTAACTGTACCGAGGAACTCGACCGTGATAGTAACGCCAGCCGGGTAGTCACCAAGGTATCGGATGTCCTTACCCGAGGAGTTGGTCATGTCGCCGAACTTGAGCTTGTGGTTGTCCTGTGAGAAGAACGGGAACTCGAAGGTGGGTGTGTTGTCATTGAAGCCCACAACCTTCTGGATCTGAGTAGCGGAGGACTTCCAATACGGGTCCAGCCCAAGAAGGGAGACCTGGATCTCCTGCCGCTCAGAGAAAATGTTCGGCTCGACGGACTCGACGATGAAGTCTGAGTGTACGTTAAGCCAGTCGGTTGTCACACCGAGAGTAATGGTCTCCCCGACTCCGAAGTAGGAGTAAGTCTTGAGTCGGAGTTCCTGAATATCGGTCCCCCAGGGGATCAGAGTCAGTACCACAGTACGAGTACCAACCCTGATCCCCTTAAGGAACGCTCCGTCCAGTAGGGCGAATCCATCAGTGCTGATGTCCGCCTTTACTGGCCCCAGACCAGTAATCTCCTTGACCGCGACCCCCGACTCGTAGGGGTTCGTGATGTCGATGGTTAGACGATCCCCCGACTTTGTCGTGGACGAGATCTCTGAGATCATAGTGTCAACTTGTCCTTTGCCATTGCAAGCTGAGTGTGGGTCTGGCGATAGATAGTCGCCGCATCCAGCGCCTCAGGCGAGTTGTTGGTCTGGTTGAATGTGATGTTTGTAACACCATTTTGACTATTCTTGTCAGAATTGTCAACTGCGATCGGAGCAGGAGGCCGAGCAGCGTTAGCTGCCTGAGCCGTGACTCCGATGGCGGGAAGGAAGTTGTTGATTCCCTTAGCCTGCTTCTGCATCTCAGTGAGATCCAGAATGGGCTTGATTTCCGGCTTGAAGGACGGGTCATCCTCGATTAGTTCATTGACTCCGTCGAGCGCCTTCGACATAGCGTCGTAAGCTGCGCCAGCCATACTACCTCCGGCATCAGCAACACGATCGCCAGTATCCTCGATACCTATAGCAAGACCCTCGCCGACGTATCCGCCAAGTTCCATCATCAGTCGAGAAGGAGAGTGGATCTTGAAGTAGCTCTTGACCCGGTTGTAACCATTCTTAGCCATGTTGACCATGGATTCGCCGAAGCTCCATGCCTTGGACGCTAGACCATTAGTCATACCATCGACAATAGCCCAAGCAATCTCTCGACCAACCTTGTTGAATCTGTATGCGTACTTGTTAATAGCATCGCGGACACCCTCAAGAAGCTTGAGGACGGTCCACATACCCTTGTCGATGATCTTAGGCCCATTCCTAGCAATTCCATCCAGGAAGTTGAGAATAACATTCGTCGCAGCGTCAATCACCTTGCCGGTATTGTCAGCAATACCGTTGAGGAAGTTTGCTAGGATGGTAGCGCCCTTTTCGCCGAACTCGTAGGCATGGTTAGCCAGCTCAGTGAGCATCGCCTGGATCAGGATGAACAACGTTGCGACAATGCCAGGGATGTTGGCATTAATGGCATAGATGATCGCTCCAAGCAATGCTGCCATGGCCACCGCCAGCTCAGGGGCCTTTGCTCCTAGTGTGATGATGAAGTTGGCAATAGCTGTGGCCACATCGATCGCCACCTGGGGTAGGATCGCCGCAAGCTGCTTCAGACCCTCAGTCAGGACGAGGAACGCAGCTGCACCAGTGGTAGCACAGATACCAAGTATGGCGGCAAAGGCTGCCATACCGATCGAAATCGGAAGCAGAGCAAGTCCTAGTGCAAGCAGTGCAGCCGTAAGCACGATCATTCCCACTGCGAAGTACTGAGCACCAGCTGCTGCAGCCACCAGGATAAGCATACCACCGGCAAGAGCGATCAGACCGATAGCCAGCTGGGTCCAAGTGATTCCAGATAGGGTCTTCATCGCCGAAGCCAGGGCCACAAACGCGATCGAGGCAATACCTAAAGCGATAGCGCCAGTCTTGAAAGCGTCTGCTGCCGCCATTGAAATGGCCAGAATAGCGAGACCAGCCGCGAGAGCTATAAGTCCCTTAGCTAGCGTCATGATATCCATGTTGCCGAGAATGGCTACCGCACCGGTTAAGACAATAACCGCTGCAGACATAGCGATGATTGCAGCCGCTCCGCGGGCATTAGCTCTGCCTGCAATTGCCATTGCTACGGATAGCTCCGCAATAATGACACCCAAAGCAATTACGCCCTGGAGAAGCTTTCCGGTATCCATCGTCCCAAGCATCCAGATAGCCGCCACAAGGATGTTGCAAGAGACAGCCAGCGATAGAAGAATCGCAGCGCCCTTACCCATAAAGGGGTCCTTACTAACGACCATCATGAACCCAGACAGGATCGCCACAACCGCGGCGAGGGTTACGACCCCCTGGATAGCCTTACCAGTATCCATGGACCCAAGAGTGTATACTGCTAGAGACAGAATAACACAGGATGCAGCAAGAGCAAGAAGGATTCCAGCTCCCTTCTCAACGCCCTTGGTAGCAGCCATCTTGGTCATGAACTCCTGCATGGTCATCATCAGGATCTTCATGGCAGCAAGACCGACCACAGCACCCTTGAGATCCATTCCGGCAAGAATCCGGACAGCAGTTGCCATCAGGATCATAGCGGCACCCATAGCAATGAGCATAGCCACAATACGAACACTGTCATTCTTGAAGGCCGCCATCTTGGTCATAGACTCAAGCATGTCATCCATCATCTTGAAGAGATACTTCAGGACAGCCAGTGTGACGAGGAGCTTCGGTGCCGGAACAAGAGACATCAGGATCAGCGCCCCGGCAAGAACACCGAGAGCAATTGCGATCGTCAGAAGGGCTTTGGCTTAACCTTCTGCTCGAATGCCTCGAGGACCCCTCCGAGCTTGTCGAAGACGTTACCGAGCTTGTCAGCGACATTTCCGATCTTGTCGAAGTTCTCTTTGAATGAGTTTATCCATCGAGTAAAGGCAATAAGTACTCCACCGCCAATAGCCCCGACAAGGATCTTACCCATGTCATAGGACTTGAGATTGGAGTTTGCCTGACTCATCGCGGTACCGATAGAGCCGAATGCGTTCTTAGCACCTTCCTTCACCTTGGGGGCGAAGGTGTTTACCACGAAGTCCTTGAACTCAACGAACTTCTGCCTGATTGTGTCGAAGAGCTCAGGGAGGTGAACCGCTAGAGCGACCTGTTTAATGTCCTCGAACCATTTCTTAAGGAAGTTCTCCTTGGCGGCCTGACCAGTTTCCTTAGCAGCCTGGGCTGCGGCGGTTCCAACCTCGGAGACAGCACCAGCCGCCTCCTTAGCCTTAGCCTTGACCTCGCCGTGGCCGTTAACCCAGTCGCGGAAAGAGACGGCTACTTCCTTGACCTTACCACCGATGTCGGAGAAAGCCCTACCAAGGTGGTCCCAAACACTACTATTTTGAATAGTGTTCCACGTATCGACAAGTGCATCCTTCAGCTCAATGAGTTTCTCCTTGAGCCACTGGACTTTCTCAGAAATCTTGAGCTTGTTACCTAGTTCATCAAACTTGGCGCCCAACTTCGAGACAATCGCCTCGGAAGTGGTCATATTGCTGAGGTCGAAGCCCTTAAAGTACTCGGATAGAGCGGACTTACCGGAAGTAAGCTTAGCCTTCAGCTTGTCGCCGACTGTCTGGCCAAATTCGTGTAGCTTGGTCTTAGCCTTGTCGATTCCGCTGTGGATAGAATCCATAGCCGCAGAGAACTGCTGGCCGACAACCGAGTTCTTCAGAGCATCTTTGACGAGACCAAACTTAGAAGAAAGTCCCTTTAGCGCATTGGCCGCCCCGGTTACCTTCCCTCCGAAGTCGAGCCACATGATGAAATCATGGATCTTGTCTACAACCCACTTAATGGCTTTACCGAGTAGATCAATCGGTGGAAGAAGCAGCTTCAGTAACTTTCCACCGAGGTCCAACTTGGTGAACCACTGGTCGAACCAGAAGATTGCCTTTCCGATTACCTTCGTGATCTGGAATACGCCAGAGTTAATACCCGTGAATGCTGGGAATAGAGCACTGACAATATGTGAAGCAACCGTAAAGACTACCTGCGCGACTTCCCCGAGGATCGTAGCAAAGATGTGGAATATTGAGAACAGACCAGTGAATGTCCACTCTAGCTTATCGGCAAAGTTGTTTGTGATGATAAGCTTCGAGGTGAAGTTCTCAAAAGCCTTCGTGATCCGGACAAGGCCCTCGGCACTAGCATTCATGAACACTCGGCGAAAGGCCGTACCGATCTGGCCCAGAACCTTAACAATTGCCCAGAAGATGTTCGCTAACCCCTGAACCAGAGCCGTCCTACCACCAAGATCCTTCCACATCTGTAAGAACCCGTTTCGGGCATCGGCACTGGATTTAATAACTGCGCCGAGCCAGTCACCAATAGACGTGAATAGAACCGACGCCTCTTCAAAGTCACCGAATAGAATTTCGAACGTCTCGGCCCATCCGGAACCGATGGCTTCCTTGGTCGTATCTACTAGCTGGCTAAAGGTTCGGATCTTGGTTGCGGCGTCAAATGCTCCCTGAGCAAATTGCTTGAGCTTGTGCGCTTGCTCCTCAGAATAACCCATCTCAACGAGCTGAGCCTCAGAGAGGTCATTCGTTAGGGCAGTAAGGGTGGTCGTCATGACCTGGGCAGTAAGCCAGTCTTCCTTGAGAGACTCTCGGAAGTTTCCGTCTTTAGCAATAGCCTCATCGTAACCAGTACCCATCATTCGGGAGGTCTCGATAAGGGCATTCCTGAATGACTCACCACCCATACCTGCCTGGACTAGCGAGTTCCAGTCCTGAAGGTGAACAGCGCCAGCCGCGATAGCCTGTGAGAGCTGGGTGTACGCAGTGGCTGTCTGCTGGGCAGTTGAACCCGAGGCCGCTGCGAGGTTAGACAGACCCTTAATTGATGCCACGGAGGTCTGAAGATCAACACCAGCTGCGGTGAACAGACCAATGGCGTGGGTCATGTCGCTGAAGCTGTATACCGTCTTATCGGCATAGGTGTTCAGCTCGGCCAGAGAGGTCTTAACCTCGCCGAGGGTGGTCCCCTTCTCCACGGTGTTGGCCATAATGGTCTGAATGGCTCTCATTTTGAGCTCATACTCATTAAAGCCGTCTTTGATGGTTCCGATGAAGCCGGAGACCACGCTTCGACCCGCGTTTAGTGCTGCGACACCGATTCCGCCGAACGCAGTTACGGCAAGACCCTGCATGACAGTCATGTTCTTGCCGATGTCGAGAGCCTTGGTGGCCAGATCGCCGAGTGTGGTGTTCTTAGCGATCTCTCCAATACGAGAGAGACCATCTGCAGCCCCCTGCATCTTCAAGGATTCCTTGAGTCGGTCCATGCTGGACGCGGATTCCTTGATTGCAGACAGGAACTGCTTGTTATTCATCTTGAGCGAGACTACCCGCTCGTCAATAGTTGCCACTACTTAGTGACCTCCTTCCAGGCCTTCTTCGCTATCTTGTCGAATACGGGCCTGATAGCGGGGTTGATGTAGTCTCGGCCGACGACATACCCGCCATTACGAGTGCCGTGACCATATTGCAAGATGACGGCGATATTTACGCCGTTGTTGACATGGGAATTAGTCCAGGTGATCTTCCAGTTCTCTCCAGTTCTGGTGACTTCATAGTTCCAGCTAGCTGCCGTCTCGCCCGACCTGGAGGGAGTCGCCGCCTTGAGAGCAGAAACCCCCTCCTTGCCGAACTGATTCATGATCAGAGCCAGGTCCAACTTCGTCATTCTGTCAAACCAATTCCTGGTGAGTTTCCAGTCTCCCTGGCTCTCGATCGTAATCATGATTCTCCTAGACTAGAGATTCGGAGTAGATATTGGCCACTCCGGAGACCATGCATCCGATAGCACCCTTAGCTAGAGCGTCATCGTATGCCTGCCTTGTCGGGCAGATGTGACCCCATACCGGTTTACCGAGGGCGGTGGTTCGGTTCCAAACCTCATCGCTGGCATCGAAGGACATACCGATGTAGTCCCATGGCTTGTGCCACTCGTTGATCCGGCCATCAGTTACATGATCTGGATACGAGTATCCCCAGCACTTCCAACCATCCGCCTTCCACTGATTAACCAGCCATCCGGCGTCGATGGAGAACTTCCAGATGATTCGACCGTGGGCATCAGAAGGGAAGAACTTCTTCAGCTCCTCCCACTGAACCGCGGAATACTTAGGATCGAGTACTGTAATGTGACTCGAGCCATATGCTGCGAAGTACTCCTCAACCGTCATGAAGGGCTCGCCCATAGTGGTGAACTTCTGGATCTCCGCCCATGTCATCTCGGTGACGGGGGTATCTGGAGCCGTCTTATCCACACGCTGGAGGGTGCGATCGTGGTTCAGGAACCAGACTCCATCCTTCGTCTTCTGACATGAGACCTCCAAAGCCCCTGCTCCGAACATAACCGCGTTTGTATATGCCCGGATCGAGGCCTCAGGCCAGCTGACGGATCCCCCTCTGTGGGCGATCAGGAAGCCGCGAGTGTCCATCATGGTGTGTATATCGGAGTATCCTCTTGGTACGGCACGCATGGTAGACGGCTGCAGTTCCCCATTCCAATATACGAATACCGGATTGGAATTTCCAGAATCGGTAATCTCTATACCAGGAATGACTACGGCTGGAGGTTCTGGATTCTCTTCCTCAAGTTCTACCCAGGCATAAGCCTTAGCGCCGTACGAATCCTTCACTGACGAAGCCAGTGCTCCGATGGTCATCGACCACGAGGAGCCTCGGTTACGTTTACCGCCTCTAGCGATTGGGTCGGTACCTGGGGGATACCATACTGGTTCATCTCGAGAAGATGGTGCGTGATATTGTACGGCTACTAGATTTTTCTTGGTCTTATCGAGAGTGGGAATACCTGATTGCCAGGTATGTATCTTATACTTGGATGCCCCGCCGATCGAGAATAAGACAAAGTTCTCTCTAGCATTGGTGGCGACATCACTATTGAACTTGAAGTCGCCATCAAGATCAGCTTTTGTAGCCCGTTTTACAGCCACATATCCAGATCGCCCACCGGCGTCACGGTTGTATTGGAAATCCCAGCCGGCAGGAGGTCTGGCTTTGGTGTCTCCAAACTGTGAAGCATAGAATACAACTATAAGGTCGCCGATCTCAGCACCGGTACTTCGTAGCGAAGTAGTACCAAAACCATTAGCCTCAGATCCGCTACCAGTAGCTAAATGGACATGCAATCCTGGCTTAGGCGTCTCATAGACGTTGAAGTTATGGATAGTAATGTCTTGAGCCGTACCCGGAACCGCAATGGATGGCGTCCACATTGGATAGGCGTTATTTGGAAGCTCGAAGTCGAACTTGATCGCCGCATTATTACCGCCCCGGATATTCCAGGTGGTGATGAAGTCCTGTTTATCGGTCTTCTGCTTACCTGCCTGGAACCAGTTCGCTCTCATGGCGATCTGGGTATCTCTATCCGCCGTATACGTTATCTCGACTGTCCACTTACGGTCGCCGACGGTGTAGGCCGCGGACTCGAATGGGGTGGAACTGGAGCCCTTTCGGATCAGTCGTCCGTCGCCTATTCGAGCGCCATTACCTCCCCACCATGCGCCAATTACTGGGAATACGCTAGCCATTACTTGGCCCGCCTAACAATCACCGTCCCAGACGGAGTCCCAGCCGGTACTGGATCATCGGGACCGAGGACAATCATCTTCGGAATCTCAGGGATCTTCAGGTTGTCGACCTTCAGCTTCAGCTTTAGGTAGCCTTTGAGCCACGGGATAATCAGCTCGCGGATCTCAGCGCCCGGGGGATTCTCGTAGGGGTTTCCAACCGGGCGCCACTGACCACCATTTTGAGGATCCTCGATAAGGAAGCCGTCGGTGACGTAGAGATGGCTAATGGTGAGGTTATCCGCCTTATCGAAGACCTTCTGGTAGTTCTCAGAGGTGACCGAGTGTACCACTGCCCACCAGCGAGTGGACGGATAGGCCTTCATGTGGTCTGGAAGAATTGGAGAGGTCGGATTCTCCTCGAGGAACTTAGCAGCCGTCCCTTCGAACATCATACAGACGTCAAAGTCGAGGTCGCATACCGCCTGCGAGATGTTGGATCCTGTGTTGATCGCAATCACGAAGTCGATACCATTCTCACGGCGGATCGTATCGATTAGATCCTTATACCACGGAAGCCGATCCTTCCGAGCATCCCAGCCGTTTATAACCTCGTCAAGGAAGACCCCCTGTACCAGGTCGCCATACCAGTGCTTAGCGCGCTTCAGCTGCTCAAGGATGTACTCTTTGGTGAACTTAGCCGCATTGGGAACACCTCGGTTCTCCTCAGCATCGGGATTGATGGCCGCTCCATACTGAGTCTTGATGTAGAACAGGAGTTTCTTCGCTCCCGCACCGAGAGCCAGCTCGCCCTGCTTCTGGAAGTCTACCTCTTGCGCCTCCCAGTCTCCGCTATTGCGGTTAAGGATGACGTATCCAAGGTTGTCACGGAACTTCAGTGTCTGAGCCCACTTGGAGAACTGCCCAGGCTTGCCGTCCTGGTAGTAGTCAGGCCAGTAATAGGTCACTGGCGAGTAGTACCTGGCACCATTCTTAAACGGGTTCGTCTGTCGGAGTGCGTCTTCGACATCTGCCTTCTCACCATAAGTCTTAGCCGCCTCAGCCTTGGTGAGGTACTGATCGAGCTGAGGAGCGACTGCATCCTGTCCGGCAGGACCACGTTCGCCTGCTGGGCCAGCTGGTCCGGGAGGGCCCTGAGGTCCAGGGGGCCCGGCAGGACCGGTCTGGCCATTATCACCCTTTGGTCCGGGAGGGCCCTGAGGACCAACATCACCCTTGGGCCCGGGAACAGGGGTTCCTCCAGCTCCACCGCCAGCAGGTCCAGGGGGACCCTGAAGACCTCGAGGGCCTTCTGGTCCGGCAGGTCCACGCTCCCCCGCATCGCCCTTAGGCCCGGGAGGTCCAGCGGGACCAGCATCACCCTTGGGTCCTCGAGGGCCGATTGGGCCAGGCGAACCAGCCCCTCCGCCACCTCCACCGCCGAAAGGAAGCGGGGAGATCTCGGGTGTGGGATCCGCGGACATGATGTCAATAGTTCCACCCTGAGTCAGAGCAACGTGCTTGACGATGTCGAACTTTGGGGAATCGATGTAGATGGTGTGGGTCCAGGCGCCAGAGGGAGTTACTCCAGCGCCCGGAGCCAGCACCTCGACATTGACAGCGCCAGCCTGGTCTGTCCGAACCATATGCTCGCGCATCGAGACTGCGGCACCTTCAACGGTAGCCGTAGCCCCCTTCACGTCAGGAACGATTCGGACAAGAGCCCGACCATTCTCTCCTCCGGGAATTGTTCCCGTTAAAGTACAGTATGGCGCTGCCATTTTGAGCCTCCTACGGCTGTTCTGCCCTGTCGAGCAGGGCGTTCACCTTGGTGTTTGTCTCGGCGCCGTAGACGCCATCGACCTCAGCGCCGACTGCAGCCTGAACGGCCTCGACGGTCGCATCGTGTGCCTCCTCCGAAGCCTCACCCCAGATCCCGTCCTGCTCCGTGCCGACTACGGACTGCGTGAATGCCACGCCGAAGGGGAAGGTCTTACCGCCCCACTCAGAAGCCGCGGCAAGAGCGTAGCAACGGGACCGAGTGTTCGGACCGGCGACGTTGTCGGGGGTAGCACGGACTGCACGCTGCAGAGCGCGGATGTCGGCGGGGCCAGCAGGAGCCGTGTTGCTCGGAGAGTCGGTATAAGCCGGGCGAATCACATAAGCGATCGACTGATTGCGGACACGCCGCCAAACACCGTTCCCAGCAGACTGAGAACCATAGCTGCCAGACGAGGTATTGCCCTCGATCGTCTGGAGCGTGCCGCCGCCAAGGTTCTTCTCGACGAAGCCCACATGGTCCGTGCCGCCGCCGTCCCAGTCGTAGATGACGACGTCTCCGGGTTGTGCGTCGTAAACCGATACGAAGTAAGCGTCAGGGTGCTGGCGGACCTTGTTGACGGTGTAGTCAGTGTTAAAGGAGAATCCTCCAATAGCGTCAATCTGCCCGCACTCGTCCAGACACATGCTGACGAAGAGCATGCACCACCAAACAGAGTCGGACGGTCCAGCAAGCCACTGCTGACCAGTTCGAGCTGCCCAGTATCGGCCAGCTTCGGATCCGGGCTGAGGGTCGTCTGGTGCATAATAACCAATCCTCGCTGCGGCGCGAGCGAGTACGTTGTCTGCGACGCTCACTTCATCACCTCAGTAGTCTGGGAGACGTGAATCTCCTTGTCCTCCATGGGATCAGTACCGATGTGGGCCTGCGGAGCAAGCGCCTCCTCGGGAATGTCTTCGTGACTGATCATTGTTATCCCTTCGAGCCAAGCTTAGCTCGCCTGGCTCTGTTGAGTTCCCGGTTCCGATTCATGATCTCGGCTTGGGACATCTTCTTATCGGGCTGATTCTTTTGGTTGCATACCCGAATTAGTGTGAGTAGTCGGTTGATGTGCCATTTCTCACACTCGAATGGGATCTGGCAAGCAATCATCCAGTAGTAGATTAGCTCGGATGACGTGTATTCGCCAGATCCAGATTCGCCACCCATCTCACGGATGGTGGTTGCGGTCATCGTGTCGGCCATATAGGCGCTGATACGATCGACCTCAGATGGGGGGATCCTATCCAGGAGCGACGGGTCGTACTCTTCATCCGTGATCATACACTTGATGTAGAGGGCCATCTCCTCGGGGGTAACTTTGTCGTTACCGATGAGGTGTTTATGGGTAATCGACTCCCATTTTGACAGCGCGACCAGGTTGTGCTCCAGGTGCAGGATTCCGCCAGGCATGGAGACAAATGAACCTGTCTCCTCGTCGAACCCGTCGAGATCCGGGATAGAAACTATAAGCATTGCAGGCACCGAGGGCCCAGGAGTCTAGGTCTCTGAGCCCCCGGTGTGGTATTGTCAGCCTGCGAAGTGTGCCTTGATCTCGTCAGGCAGAAGAAGCTTGGGCTCGAGAGCCCCGCCTCCACCCTGAGCGTCGGAACCGAACAGCTTAGCCTCAAGGGTCTTCAGCTTACCGGCGTCGACGTCGAGAGACGAGATGGTCAGCAGCGAGGTCGGCTTGGCGCCGGACACATTGACCGGCGTGGTGGACAGCTCCCAAGAGAAGGAGATCGCCTCGGGAGAGTCGTTGACGGTCTTGTAGCCCTTCTCGGAAGGAGAGGCCTTGCAGCCGTACAGGATGTGGAGCTTGTAGCCCTTGTCCTGACCAGCCACGTCGTCACCGATCTTGGTGCGGTAGACGAGACCAAAGGCCAGTCGGTCCTGCTGACCAATCTTGACACCCTTTGTCAGCGTGGCGGAACCGTCACACTGCTCGAACTCGTCGGGGTAGGTGTAAGCCTCGATGGTAGCCTTCAGCTTCTCAGCCGAGAGCATCGAGAGGTACAGAATGTTGTCGGCGTAAAGGTCGGTAGCCTCAGCGCCCTCGGGCTTCTCGGAGATGGCGGTAATACCGTTCCAAGCAACGCCCTTGCCGTAGGTCTTCTGGGCCGGGTCGTACACATAGAGTGCACAGTGGTCGACACCAGTCTCAATACGGCGCTCACCAGTCTTGTCCCAGACAAGTGCAGCCATGTTAACTCCTAATAGTAGACGTCGAAGATGTCGTGATAGAGGTTATCCGCTACGAGTCGAGACTCATGGCGGCTGAACAAAAGGTCCTCGATCTTCGTTCGTGTCGGGTCCTCGGGATGACGGGCAATCAGAGTAACCTGGAACCTGTTTGCTTTGATATACTTTATGTTGTCCGCGTACATCGGATCACCCGGATGCCGCTCGTATACAATGCACGGATACGAGAGCTTCAGTGACGGGAGTGGTTGGTAATAGACCTTGTCCGACCCGAGGATCTCTACCAGCTTCTCATGGAGAGCTAGCCGTCGGTCCATTATACACCCCCGTCAACTCGAGAACCAGACGGGGGAACTTCAGTTCCACATAGGAGATTTTCCAAAGTCCCCCCATCCAGCGTACGTACTTGAGGTTCTGGATGTTATCCGTTAAGAACCCGTCAGCGATAATGCTGATCTGGTTGCTGAGGTTGATACTCCCCAGAACCTCATCGCTGGCACCAAAGCGGCGTGCTTCACGAAACACATCGCCATAGTACTGCTTCTCGATTGGTTTGTCTTCCCAAATTCCCGGCTCGGTCTGGACCTGAGTTACAAATCCTATCTCGCCGAAGAATTTGGCCATCTATCACGGCTCCGCGACGACGTTACCAGTCTCGGTCTTCCGCTCAACGATGATGGCCGACTTCGGGTGAGTCAGCGCACCGGAGAGGCGGGTCTCCAGCAGGTAGTGGTACTGGTTGAAGGAAATGTCGAAGTCCTCGGCAGCGAAGAGCTGCCCACCCTTGTCCGCACCAATGGTGTAATCGGACATGTTGACGATGATACCGAGGGCATCGACGGTGCCGTTCTTGGTGGAGCTGCGCTGCAGGCCCTTCATGAGCGGAACCTTGACGATCTTCGAGACGCCGACGTAGTCGGCCAGCTCGGAGACGCTGCGGAACAGACGGTGACCCATCTTGTCCTTGAGAAGCAGGATCTCGGTGACCATGTGGGGCTCAGCAAACCAGGTGGGGTTGCCAGCGCCGTCGTAGTCATCCATGGCGCGGACGATGGAGTCCAGGACGTCCTCGGTGGTGGTCTCCTTGGCCAGGATGACGCGAGGAGCGTAGAGGCTGTCCTCCTTGTAGATCGGGCGGATACAATCCTCCTTGATCTTGTCCTTGGAGGAGGCCTGGCGGCCATCGCCAATGAGGACGGCTCGACCGAGCTCCTCCTCGAGCATAATCTTCATCTCGCCACGGATGTAGGAGACGACATCGAAGTCAGTGATGTCAAGGATGTCATCCCTATCCAACCTCTGCTTCTTATAGATGGTGGTCGGCGAGGTAACACGCTGCAGCAACGTGAAGACCTCGTCTTCCTTCTTATTGCCCTTAATATAACCCCGGGCACGGGCCTCGTCGGCCGTGATGTCAGCGAAGCGGGTGCGAATGCGGGAGAAGGGGGAGTGCTTAGCAGCGCCGACGACGGAGTTAACCCAATCGGTCTTGCGCTTGATGAACTCCGGCTGGTTCCACAGATCCTTGGCCTCCGGGAAGAGAGTCTCGATCTGCTTGATGCCGTAAGCGTCGGCGTGGGCCAGGATGGCCTGCTTCAGGGAGCCGCTGGAGCGAGCGTCCTCGAAGATGGTCTCGACCTGGGCGTGAGTCAGGACGGGGAGCTCCTCGGTGGTAGCGGAGCCCTCAAACACGTTCTTGTGAGCCATAGTATCCTCAGTTGTGTCGGAATGGGCGGTGTCTTCGGCCTCTTCGGTCTCAGACTCCTCCGCCTCTTCATCTACGGAATCGACGAGCTGCCCGACGATGGCATAGACCGCCGTCTTCTGCTCCTCGGTCATTCCATCGAAGATCTCCCCGAGCGTGGGGTCGTCCTCGTCGCCCTCAGCCTCATCGGCCTCCGGCTCCTCCTCAGCGTGCTCGACGTCGTCCGTCTCCTCCGCCTCGAAGTCCTCATCCTCGTCCTCGACGTCATCACCGTGCGAGACGAAGTCCAGCTGTGCATCCGTGTAGATGACAGCCTCGATCTCATCGCCGTCGTCACCATGCTCGATGGAGACCTGGTCGATGAGTGCGCCAGGGTTAGCGCCGCGTAGCACCAGGCTCACCTCAACGAGCTCGCCGTGGACAACGTCGTTGCCCCGAGCCCGAACGTGGGTGGCGTAGATACTCATCGCCTTGATGTCGCCGTTCTTGACCATCTCTCGAGCGGTCCGGCCACGGTCGGTGTTGTTGAGGTGGGCGTAGGCGTAGACGCCATCCTCACGAACCTCAAGGTCGGCATGCCCGAGGACGTTCTCGACGTCGCCGTGCTTGTGCTGCCAGACCAGAGGTACAGTCTTCCCGTCGTACGCCGCGAATGCCCCGTGCCGGATTACCTTGTTATCCGAGCACCGAACATCGTTCTTCGTGGCGTAGCCAGAGAAATCGCACTTAACTGCCATTTTGACTACTCTCCATCAGTTCGGAAATTGGTACCTCCGATGCAGGGACGTCGTCGACCGGCTCTTCGCCAGGCGGCTGTTCCTCGCCCATCGGATTGATGTTGGAGTTCACCAACTGGTTTGCCGTCTCGTCTTCAGACTGGGCCCAGCCGAACTTCGGACGAAGTTCATTGGCGGTACCAATCTCGTTGCGCTTGACGGAGTCGACCAGCTTGGACATCTCCTCCAGCGGGACGTTGAGGAACGGATCCTCGATCGCCATGATCCGCTGTCGCTGCGTGCGGGCAGTCTTCGTGAGGAAAGTCCTGGTGATGGCGTCCGTGATCGCTTTCAGAACTGGACGAACCGTTCGGTTCTGGTAGTTCAGCATCTGTCGAGCATCAGCCTTACCGGTGAAGACATCCTCAGTCATGCCGAGCTGGTTGTACAGCTGGGTGGTGAGCCACTGAATCTGGCTCATGAGGTTGTTCTCGGAAGGTCTGTTCAGCTGGGTGATTCGCTCCGCACCATCGGTGTAAGCGATACCGTACTGAGACCCAGCGAGCTGTTCCTCAATAGCCTTGCGTCTGGCTTCTGCCTGCTGCTTCTTCAGCTCAGTCTTGACGACGTACGGAAGCTGAATGATGATGTCCAGCTTACCGGATCCCGACTGCTTATCGATGGCATCCAACAGGTGGAGCTTCTGCGTCAGTCGCTGCAGTGTCGAGTTCGGAGCATTCATCACGCTGTACAGAGGATTCTGTACGACCGCAACAAACTCCTTCTCGAGAGTCAGCTGTTCTCGCTGTCCAGTCTGGTCGTTGTAGACCTCGACTCGAACGTGGCGAGGATACCAGTTCAGGATTGTGCCGACTCGCATAGACTTGATGTCGTAGCCCTGAGTCAAGTCTGGACTGACATCCGTGTCTACTGGAACGATCGCTACAGCGCCCTCTTCGAAGAGCGTGAGTACCAAATCCTGGAAGAATCCCTGACCGGTCTGGTCGATGTTGGCGCTAAGAGACAGACAATCATCAAGGTAACTACTGTAGTAGCTCTTGAGGTTGCCGTTATCGTCAGTCTTGACATGCCGAATGGGAACATTCGATACATCAATAGCAATCTGGTTATAGATGCTCGTGACGATTGTCTGGTCGCCGACGACAGGACGGTAATTCAGGTTCGGGTTACCGAATGTCCACGAACCATACTCCGGTGTGAAGTTCTTCTTGTCCGGGGATTTTGAAAATGCATTCCATGCGTGAGCTAGTCGATCACTAAGACCCATTTCACCTCCTTGCTCATTCGAATGCCTCCTTGTTGATCTTGTATGCCACGAAGGCATCCATCAGAGCGGCTACTGAGTCAATCTTCTCTTCCGAGCGCTTCTTCAGTAGCTTCCGGTTTCCGTTGGTATCCTCGAGAGTCACGCAGTTCCCCATAGTAAAGGACATGAGTTCCTGGTCGAAGATGAGAAGGCGTTCCGAGGCCAGCTTCTTCAGTTCCCCGAGGGGTACCGATTCTGTCCTAGCGCCCTGAATGACCTTCTCAATACCATACGGTCCGTTCTCCTGTTCCCACCTGGTTACGAACTCCTTGGCGTTATACGGGTCGAACCCAAATGCCGAGACGTCGTACTTCTGTTCATCGATGTATTGGTCTAGATCTTCATAGACTTCCATCATATCCAGGACGGTACCCTCCATGACTCGGAGGCTTCCTTCTTGGATGAACTCGTCATACTTCTGGCGCAGAGCTCCTGGCAACTTCATGAGCGTAAGCTCAGAGATGTATGCTAGAGTCTTTACCCCAAAAGCCTGATTCCTCAGTGGGAATAGGAAGGTGAACGCACAGAAGTCATCACCCTGGGACAAGTCGGCGCCCATAGCGCACTGCATGTTCCAGAATGTATTCTTCCTGTGCGGGATCGTCTCCTCGTATGTGAAGAAGTACGTGTATCCCTCCATGGGAATCCCGAACCTCTTGGCGAGGATGTCGTTTCGAGCAGCTGGAGCTTGCTCCATTCGCTCGACGTCCTGCTGGTACCGATCATAAGAGACAGTGATGCCGATGTTCGGCTGGGCTTTCACCCACATAGCAGGATCTGCTACTTCCTTGATGTCATCGAGTCGGTAGTAGAAAATTGAGATGTGAGGGGCGATGTATTCACCCTTCAGTATTTTGAGCAACTCCATCTTCATGGTGTCGCCCACCGCATTGCGGATTGTTCCCTCGGACGAGACGGCCAGAATCACCGGGTCGTCGATCTTCGAGGCACCCTGTTCAAGGGCACCGACGACGTCCTCACGGATGTCTCCGGAAAGCCACTCATCCACCGTACAAACCTTGGGTCGAAGACCCTGAAGCTTATCGATAGACATTGGTCGGACCTCGAGAAGGGATCCGGTGAGGAAGTTCTCCACACCCTTCTTTGTAGCAACCAGCTTCTGGCGGTTAGCCCTCGCACCAGTTGTATTTTGAATGGATCCCTCAGTCAGGAACTTATACAGCGGACCTCGGGCTCGAGTGATGGCGGTCCTAAACGGCCCCATCACCTCTTCAGCCTGCTTCATGGTCGGAGCCGTAGCGATCTGATGCGTCGTCGTAGTGTCGATCACCATGAAGTAATTCTGGATCAGCGACATATACATCGACTTCGCCGCTCCACGAGCAACGATCAGATACTGCTTGATTGTTAGGCGCTTCTTTACTGTTTTGGTCTCGTATCGACCGCCGACTCCGTCCTCATACGGGACGAATACCTGGCGATCCTCGAAGTAGTACCAGCCAAGGAGCTGTTCGGCCCAGAGCTTGAAGCTGTCGAGCAAATGGAGGTCGGCTCCGTCGGACAGTGTGAGCTCGTTCTCGCAGTAAGCGATAAAGCCCTCTACAGCCTTGTCATCGTAGTAGTATTCCGGGTTTGCGATTAGAGCATCGATGCGATTCATCTCGCAGGAGATCTCTTCGCATACCGGAATCTCACCTCGGACTACTGCGTCTCGAAACTGCCCGTAGTATTTTGGTACTGCGGTGTTCGAGAGCATTACTTAGCTGTGCTCCCAGGGTTGCGCGGGTAGCGCTTCTTCTTAGGGGAGGGCTTAGTCTGCTTGTACGACTTAGGCTTCTCAATCTGCTTCGGAGTCTTACTCTTTGGAAGAGCCGGACCCTTTACCTTAGTAGGTCCGCCAGTCGACCGATACTCAGCCTTAGCCTCTTCCGCGACAACGG